ACAAAACGGTACGGACGAGTACCAAAGAAGAACCGATTCCTCCAGCGAGCCTGTTCGCGTATCAGAGACTCTCGAAACTCCTTGTCTCGTTGCTTTCTCTCGGAGTTATCCTCCGTTGTGAACTTCACCAGAGTAACCGAGTCGACCTTTCCGTCGATGAAGACGACCTCAAATTCGACCCAGTAATCGTACCCAGAGACCGGTAGACGATTCCATTCGGACTCCTGCAGGAAGTCGTAGACTCTGGCAGTTGTGGTAACTTTTACCGGATCTAGGTATTCTCCCGTACGATCCATGTAACCAAATCGATCTGATAGGTTCTTGGCCTTCGGATCGCCCGCAATCCACTTCTCGTCTCGGTATTTCACGATGAAAAGTTGGTTGCCCTGTACGACGTAGTTGTCCATCGAACAGTCGAAGTCCTTCGTCTGGAAGGACCAGTTGTTTTTGTTCAGCCCATGGGTGACCATTTCCTCGGAGAAAGGAAGCGGATCCGCCCAGCTGACTGTGTCGAACATTCCCATGATCTTAGAATCCTAGCATGTTTTGGTGGTTTGTAAACACTTATTGTATGGTGAAATCACTAAAATCCTTGGATCCACCACGGACCGTGGCTTCCTTGGAAAGGGTCTGGGCTTTGTCCTCCACATCGTACAGCTTCATCTTGGACCGGTCAACACCGATGATGAACCTCTTGTTGGCACTCGGGTCATTGTACCGGTTCTTTAGCTGCTTGACCATCATCTGGCCAAGCTTCTCAAGCTCCTCGGTGGTGATCAAGGCAAACATGAAGTCGGCCGTGGCAGGAAGACCGAATGACTCGGACGTGTCAGTAAGCTCGAGGTCGGTGTTGCTGAAACCAGATCGAGTGGTCTGGGTTGCAGAGAAGATCGGCACGTTGAACTCGACCGCCAGACCACGAAGCTCCTCGGCAATAGCCTTGATGAGTGAGTAGGTATTGATCGAACCACCTAGGCCCTTCATTCGAGAGGAGGCGCAGATGTTCAGGTAGTCCACGAAGATCACATCTGGAACAACGTCCTTCTTCAGCTTCAGTTCATTCAGCAAGGCACGAAAGTGCCCAGTGTGAGCTGATGCTGTCGGGTATTCCTTGATGATGAGCTTGCCGACCGTGGTACCTGCAATGCGAGTGACCTTATCGGCAAACATACCTTTACTCAGAGATGAGAGTTGATCGATCTGGATGTTCATGAGGTTGGCATCGATACGTTCAGCGATGCGTTCCTCTGACATTTCGAGAGTGATGTAAAGGACATTCTTACCCTGAGCTAGAGCAGAAGCAGCCACGTGGCACATGAACAGAGATTTGCCGACACCAGTGCCTGCGAGTGCGATGTTCAGCGTCTTGCGAGGAACCCCACCCTTGGTGATGGTGTTGAACAGCTCAAGGTCGAACGGCAGACGATCCTCGACACGATGATAGAAGTCATACCGCTTCTCAAAGTCCTGCAGGTAATCATGTCCGACAGAATTGTCGAAGTTGATTCCCAGAGCCTTGTGAAGGATGTCAGGAATCGCATCCTTCGAGAGATCCTTCTTCTTGCCATCGATGATCTCGATGGATTCCATGATGGCCAGGAACACGGCGCGGTCTTTGCACCACTTCTCCGTGTTCTCTAGCAACCATGTTTCTTCTACTTGAGGATTCTGATCCAGAGATTCAAGGATCGAGACCGCCTTTGGATACAGATCCTCAGACGTCTCTGCCTTGTTCTGGAAGTCGATGTCCAGAGCTGCACGAGTCGGCAGCTTGTTGTACTTCGTGATGAAGTCGAGTACTAACCGATAGACGCACTTGTGTGCAGAATCGAAGTACTCAGTCTTGATGAATGGCAGAACTTTCCTGCAAAACTTCTCATCGTTTACGATTTTCTGAAGAATCGTTGTCTGTAGTTGATTTGACATCAGAGGATTTTCCGTCGCCGAAGGTATAGTTACCGGTATCGAATGCGCTTTGGATGATGAACGTTAGAATGTCTCCGACGTATATATTGAAGTTCTTGTCGTGTTCCAGATCTTCTTTGATAAATTTATCTGGGCAATCGACGATGCTGAACTTATAGCTCAACGTTGCAGTCTCGGAGTCTTCGTTGACCTTGAGAGAAATCTTTCCGTATTGGATGATAACATCCTCGTACTTTTTGTCAAGGATTCGTACGGCATACGTTTCATTCTCGCTGTCGAGAAGCTTGTAAGATTTAGAGGTGATCTTATTCTTCATCCTCTTCGTCCTCAACTGATAGATTTTTTAGGTTTGACTTGGTGATCTTTGCTTCCTCATTATCTAAGATAGAACGATAGCCAACGGTGAAGTGGCCCTTGATGAACTCCTTGAAGTCGCTCGAGTTGAGAAGCGGATCCCAGAACTCAGCTGCGTATGTATCCTTCTCGCGGTACTTGTTCTCGTCGCCCTTGCGCTGGTACCAACCAGCCGAAGGCTTCGTCACGAAGCCACCGAGCAGCGCGGTCTCGAGAAGACCAGAGTACTTCTCAACGCCACCGTTGAATGAGACCGAGATCGGAATCTTTGACTTCTCCTTCACGAAGCGAGACTTGTCGATGTTGATCACGAAGTGATAGCCGTGCAGACCATCGTCATCCTTGTCCTGCTGGCGACCAAGCATCCAGACTGCATTGGCAGAATAGTAGATGCCGGTACCACCGGACATGACGTCCTTCGAGTACATCTCGATCGTCTTGTAGCTATGATTGATGGCCACGAGCGGGATGTTCTTGAGAGTCAGGTACGGAGTGACCATACGGAACAGACCCTTGAGAGCCTTAGCTCGAGACATATCAGCCACCGACTTCTCGTTCATTGCATCCTCGACTTCCTTCTTCGAGGCCAAGTTACCGATCGAGTCGATGATCACGATGACCTTCTCTCCACGCTCCAGGCCATTCAGCTGATTGACCAGATCGAACTTCAGCTCCTCGACATTTGTGACAGGAGTGTGAAGAACTCGAGACGGATCGATACCGAAGGTCTTGAAGTACTGTTGTGGAGAACCGAACTCAGAATCGTAGAAAAGCATGACGGCTTCTGGGTACTTCTTAAGATACGCAGAGGCCATGATGAGCGAGTAGCTCGACTTGAAGTGCTTCGATGGACCGGCGAGGACCGTCAGGCCAGAGGTAAGGCCGCCATCCAGAGAACCCGAGAGTGCCACATTGAGCATCGGGATATCCGTGGGAATCATGTCCTTATCATTGAAGAGTTCGGACTTGTCCAGCACGTCGGTCTGATCGATCTTTGAGTTTTTCTTAAGCTTAGATAACAGTGATGACATAAAGGTATCATGTCACATTTCGTGACGGTTGTAAATCTTATTTTGTCTGAGAATCGTTCCACTCTTTTCCACTCCAGTGCGGATAGGAGGCACGAGAAAGATGAACGGACTGTGGTTTCTCCATGGCCTCGAAATCAAGCTCTCCCTTTTCGTTGAGGAGCTTGTCGGTCCATCGGAAAATATCCACGCCGTCGATAGAATTCGACAGAAGTTCTTCCACAAAAACCTTGCGGATCTCGTTACGCTCTGTCCAGGATCCGTAGAACGGAGTTCCCTTGTAGTAACCGGTCTTAGGCAACTTGCGAGATTCGTTCTCGATGGGCAGCGGTTCCCAGATACGAATCACATCGGCCTTGACAGATTCTCTGAGTTCCTTTGCCTGCTTGACGTACCGGCACACGAGTTCTTGAGTCGCTTTCTTCGGATCTGGCTGACGAAGCAGGTGGTGACGAATGTCAATGTTGCCGAAGTAGACCTCAAGCTCTTGGTACTCGTCGTCAATAACAAATTCCTTGAGTCCCATATCCAGAGCTCCATATAAAGTCTTGAACGGTACGGAGTTGACTTCCCACCCTGTACGGTACATCGAGATCGCATGTGAATCTCCGAAGGCAAGTTTTCCCGATTCAACAAAATCGTTCGTATGGATCTTCAAGCTCGAAGTCACCATCTTCGATAGATTTTCCCAGTCGACGTTCTTCCAGGCTGGATGGGCGTCTGGTTCTTTGTCCACTCGTGGCTTGATCATCCCGGCATAGTCTGGGAAATCGATTGCCAGTGACCATACTTCTCCCTTGAACTTCGATAGGTTAACGATCTGATCGATCGCCGCGTAGGCCTTTACGCCGCCGAACATATTGACCGTACCACCCCAGTCGTTACCGTGGTAAACGGCCAGGATATCCCAGTCATTGTAGTTGTCGATCTTGCCGCCAAAGTTGATCGTGACGTCATATCCCTTGGATGCAATCTGGTCAGCATAGATCACGGCCTGAGCGGCGCGATGAGAGCTGATGCGCTCCGAGATCGGAGCCATCGGAGTAGTTACGAGTACTGATTTCATCCTTTAGATTCCTTCTTTGCCCAGTCACGATAGGACTTCGTCTTCTGAATTATGGTCTCGTCTTTCAGAACCGGTTCGGTACCGACGTTCCACATGAGGATCTTCTTTCCGCGGACATTCTTCGGGACGTACTTCCAGACTTTCGCATCGTACGTATTGACCGTCGGGAACGGCGGCAGGTTCTCCTTCTTCTCGGCTACAGTAAAGTCCAGAGGTTCGGTGATGACTTCGGCACGGCCAAGTTCACCTTCCTTGAGATTACGAGCCACAGCCACACAGTGGAACTTTGCGTTCGGCCAGGCGATCTGCAGGGCACGAGAGAGCACTCCGGTCGAGATGGCCACATAGACTTCATCTGGTTCCGGAATCATCGAGGCTGCGTGAACGATACCAGCGGTGGCTAACTCGTGTTTGAGGCCGAGAGGAACGAAGAATGCGCCGTTCTCTTTGGCCCACATCTCGGCCTTCCGATTCAGGTTCGGCATGGCAGCAATGCGTTCGAAGTATGCCGTGGCACCGCGCTCGATGCAACAAGCCTGATGGCGAGAGATCTCCTTCGAGGAAGGCATGAACAGAACAACGTTCTTGTTGTGCCTCTTGGCCACATCGGCGATCGAAACGCCGGCCAGACCCACACGCGGCTGGCAGTACACGATCGTCTTGAGCGGCGCCTTGGCTGCCAGTAGATCTCCGGCGCGAGTCTTCGTACCAACGATCAGATCGTCGCGTACCACCTGTACACCATCGTGCTCCACCACAACTGGTGGCGGATTGTACGGTTTCCAGCCTTCGCAAAGACCTAGGTAATAGTCCTTGGCATCGGCCCAGGACAATCCTTTCAGGTCTTTGTTGATTCCGTCAACGACATGATTATCGTGCGCCATAAAGTTCCTTCACTTTGTTCTTGTATTCCGTAACAGTCATTGCAGCCCTAGACAGTATATAGTCGTCGGACGGGTGTACATCCAAATCGTTGAAAGATTTGATGAGACCAAGTTCAAGCATTGGCTTCTGGCGCCCGTACGGGTGATCGGTGATTCGGTGAGAAGACCACAATTTGTCTCGATCCAGGTGGCCATAGTCTGCTCCAGGACGAACATAATTCTCAACCCAGCGGATGAAGTCACAGCACACGTCTTCGGCATTGTAGGGAACCGATCCAGTGTCCAGATAGATTCTGTCCATCACGGCATCCAAGAATTGTTCCTCCTTCAGTCGCCCCATCG